GGCTACGGTGATGTTTCAATTACTAAACTAAAGAATGCTTTTCAACAATTACTTACCGTAGCAGATGTATATCGTAGGATTGGTAGAGAAACAGCTATTACTTTACAAGCTAGAGATGAAGGTTACGGTAAGCGTAAGCTAGGACTTAGTGAAGCGGAGACTCAGATTGAAGGAATACGTAACGAGTTTGTTAATAACTCAGGAGGTATGAAACCTGAACGTATGGTTGAACTTGTAAAAGAGCATATTGATCCTGATGACTTAGAAGGTAGTTTAGCTAGATTGTTAAAGACTGCTAAAAAGGCACAAGGTAAACACTTCTTAGATATGCCTACTGAATACTGGATGAACTCTATATTGAGTGGTCCTAAGACGCAGATGGTTAATATTGTAGGCAATGGTTTAACTCAAGTAATTTCCACTTTAGAAGCCGTTGCTGGTGGACTTTCTACTGGAAACATGGATGTTGTTAAAGCTGTTTTTGCTTCTTGGTCTGATTGGAAGATGTTTACGGAGGCTTTTAGGTTTTCTAAGAAAGCTTTTAAAGAGCAGGATAATTTACTAGACCCTGCTAACCGTTCATTTGAAGAAGCACAGAGAGGTGCTATAACAGGACAACGAGTATCAGAAGCTCCTGCAATAGGCGGTATAGTTTCAGATTCAGCTAAAGAATCTATAGACGCTCTTGGAAATATAATTAGAATACCAAGTAGATTGTTATTAAGTACTGATGAATTTTTTAAGCAGTTAGCGTATCGTAGAGCAGCTCGACTCAAAGCAGCTATGTCAGGCATTCAACAAGGCATTCGTGATCCCAAAGCATTAGCTGGGCATATGAATAAAACTATTGACGGTATAGTGACAGAAGGAGGACGTATGATGTCCGAAGAAGGTCTTGTTAGAGAAGCCACAGAAATTGCAAGTAAACAAGGTCTTAAAGGAAAAGAGAAGGCTGCTTTTATTATTAAATACAAGGACGATAACTTTAATCCTGATTCATCTACGCTTATGCAATATGCAGCAGAAGAAGCACAGTATTTGACTTTTACTAAAGAACTACAAGACAAGACACTAGGCAAAGCTCTACAAGACGCGACCAATAAAGTACCTTATTTAAGGTTGATACTTCCATTTGTTAGAACTCCAACTAATATTCTTAAATTTGCCGCTGAACGCACACCTGCTGCTGTTTTAATGAAAGAAGAAAGGCAGAGGTTCTTTGAGGATTATAAAAGCGGTGATCCGATGAGGATAGCTAGAGCTAACGGTAAGATATTAACAGGTGGTTTAGCAGCAGGTGTAATGCTTGAAACTGTTTTTAATAATAGAGATAACATAACAGGAGGAGGCCCCAGTAACGAACGAGAGAAAGAAGCTTTAATGGCTACGGGTTGGAGACCTTATAGTATAAGAATAGGTGGCACATACTATAGCTATCAACGGCTCGACCCAATAGCTACATTACTAGGAATAGCTGCTGACATAGTTGAAGTAGGGGTACGCGAAGAAAAAGCGTTTGACGAAAGCGGAGCAGAACACACAGCTAACGCTCTTATATTATCCTTAACAAGAAACTTTACTAACAAATCTTATTTAGCTGGTATTCAAATGTGGGCCGATGCTTTAGGAGACCCTGACCGTTATGTAGAAAAGTTAGGCAGAAATTATGCAGGTTCTTTTGTTCCTAATGTTCTTTCACAAATGGCAGACTATGATTCTCAGGCGATTAAAGAAGTAAGGTCTATCACTGATTCTGTAAAAAAGAAACTAGGATTACGTGGTTCATTGGATACTAAGCGTAATATATTAGGAGAAGAGTACAAAGCGGAGCAATGGATGGGTACAGGTTTTATTAATCCTATTCAGATGTCTACTAAGAAAGATGATCCCATTCTAAATGAGATGGCAAGTTTGAATCATGCTTTTAGAAACCCTCCACCAAGCTTGGGAGGTCAGATCGATATGTTGGAGTATGAAAACGATAAAGGACAATCATCCTACGACAGACATTTAGAACTTCTTAAAACAGTGAAGCTTCGTGGTCTTTCTTTAAGGCAGTCTTTAAATAAATTAATCAAATCAAAAGCATATCAACGTTTGTCGCCTGAATCAGAACCAGGTTTAGAAAGCCCACGCATTCAACAAATAAACAGCATTCGTACACGCTACAGAAAAGAAGCTATGAGGCAGATGTTGCGGGAGTATCCTGAGCTAGATAGACAGTACGCAGCACTTACAAAAGCTAAAGCAAGTTTCAGAAGTGGTATGCAACGTGAAGATGTGCTTGAACTCCTCGCTCAATAAGTAATAATATAATATTAATCATGGCTAACACCTACGTAGACTATAACAGCGTTTCAGCCTCTGACATAACAGCAGGGTTTATTGTAACGTTTCCGTTCCTAGAAGAAATCCATATAACAGTAGAAGTTAACGGTTCTTCTCTCGCTTTAGAAAACTACTCAGTAGCTACTACTTCAGGTGTTACTCGTGTGTTTCCTACGATAGGTGTTGTTGCAGGTAACAATGTAAGAGTAAGAAGAAAGAGTCAACCTGACTTAAACCTAGTAGACTTTGAGAACGGATCGGTACTTACTGAGTCGGAATTAGATAGAGCTTATCAACACAACCGTTTCTTAGCGGAAGAGATAAGCGAGTTAAACGATCAATCACTACAACGAGTACAAGGTAGTCTTGACTTTTCTGCTCAGAATCAGAACTTAAAAGACTTAGCTGATCCTGTTGATGCTCAAGACGCTACCACCAAGAACTATGTAGACGGAGCTATAACCAGTGAAGAGTCAGCGAGGATAGCAGGATTAGCACTTAAAGTGTCTAAAGCAGGTGACTCGATGACAGGTGCTTTAGCAATGGGGGACAATAAGATAACAGGTGTAGGAAGTCCCTCTGATGTTAATGATGCTGTTAATAAGATATATGTAGACAATACTATTTCTTCTATCGTTACAGGTACAGGAGTAGTGCCAGGTTTCGATAAGTTTACAGGCAACGGAACAGATACTGACTTCTCTTTGTCTTTTACAACAAATGGTGTATCTTCAACTGTTATACTCGTAGCTATCGACGGTGCTGTTATAGACCCTAGTGATTACACTATTTCAGGAGGAGCAGATCAAATACAATTTACAACACCACCTGCTAACTTATCTGAGATACTTGTTATTGAGAGAGGCTTTAAGCCTAAAGTAGACATTCCTACAGAGTATGATTGGGGGAGCGTAACAGGTGATCCAGTAACAGCGTCTTATAACTACGGTCTTATATCATGAGTTTATCAGTACAACTAAGAAGAGGAACAGCAGCTCAAAACAGTACGTTCACTGGGTCTGCTGGTGAATTAATTTATACTACAGATACTAAGAAGTTATTTGTACACGACGGTAGTACAGCAGGTGGAGCAGAGGTAGGATCGTTAACCGCTGTTCCTGACGACTCTGTTACCTTCGCTAAGATAGAAGAGATACCTGCTAATACGATATTAGGTAATAATACTGGTAGTTCTTCTGATATAATAGAGTTAAGCGTAGCACAGACTCAGTCGTTATTAAACGTAGCTGACGGTGCGACTGCTAATGATAGTGACGCTAACTTAAAGAGCAGGGCTAACCACACAGGTACACAGGCTGCTTCTACCATATCTGACTTCGATACAGAAGTAGCTAACAACTCTGCTGTTACGGCTAATACTGCTAAGGTAACAAACGCTACGCACTCAGGAGATGTAACAGGAGCAACCACTCTTACTATTGCAAACAGTGCAGTAGACTCTGACAAACTATCAACAACATTAGACTTTGGATCACTCGCATAACCACATAGAACCATGCCAAACATACAAGTAAAACTTAGAAGAGGAACCACCACAGAGCACACATCTTTTGCAGGTGCTGAAGGAGAAGTAACCGTAGATACCGATTTAGATACACTAATGGTGCACACTGGAGGCTCCGCGGGAAGTGGTGTTCGTTTAGCAAAACATAGTGAACTAAGTGGTGCGGGAAGTGGTGGTACTGTTACTGAAGTGGATAGCGGTACTGGTTTAGTTACAAGTCCTGTAGGCGGTATTACTGCAACAGGTACAATAGGTATAGCTGACGGAGGTGTTGATGCTTTACAACTAGCTACAGGTGCTGTTGAGACGGATAAGATAGAGGACTTAAATGTAACCACTGGGAAGATAGCCGACGATGCTGTTACGGCTGATAAACTAGCACATACTGCTGTTGCACCAGGTTCTTATACAAGTGCTGACATTACAGTAGACCAACAAGGACGGCTTACAGCTGCTGCTAATGGTAGTGGTGCTGTAGGTGCAGTTTCTAAATACGCTAGTAGCTGGTTTAACAACACTACAGGATTATCTAACGGTGGTACTTATACTTTTACACATAGCTTAGGTACTACTGATGTTCAGGTTGAAATATGGATGGCTACTAGTGCGGCTGGAGCAGGGGCAAAAAAGGTTAATTTTGAAACCGCTTTTGCTTCGGGAATTTTTGGAGCAGCTGCTACAGGTATTTCATCAACGACTGTTACAATTCAGTTCGCAAATGGAGGTTGGACGCATTTAGACACGACTGGTTCAACTGCTGCAGGGAATTGGGGAACCACATATACACACATCAAAGTGGTAGTAATAGGATAAGAGGCAATGACTGAATCACTCTCCCACTTCTTAGATACTGCTCTTGGCGTAATACTTGCCGTGATTGGTTGGATGATAAAGAAACTGTCGGATCGCTTAGAGAACGACGAGAAACGCCTGACTAAGATAGAGGTTGAGTTAGCAGCACAAAGTGAAAGAGATACTGCTGTTGAGAACCGTATGAGTGGATTAGAGACTACTGTTAAAGAAATCAATAGTAAGTTAGATAGAATGATGGAGATATTAATTAAACGATAATGAGCTTATATAAAAACATGAACAGACGGAAGAAGCTAGGGATTAGCCGTAGCAAGAAGAAGTCTACCGTTACACCT